CTACCCTTTGCGCTGCTCTTCTGCGGGGTGCGGCGCCCGCGGGTTACTGCTGCCGAAGTAGTAGCCCAGCACCAACCCCAGCCCCATATCAAGCGTCCCCAGAGTCCGCATGATGATTTCCCGCATTTCCGCGGGAACCACATGCGCGAGCAGCCACGCCTGCACCAGGAACCAGCCAGCGACGATTGCGCCCGCCAGCAGCCGCGGCGTCAGGCTGTCGCCAGTGGCCGCCTCGCGCTTCCGCGCGTCCGCCCGGTCCTGCGTCGCCGCGAGCGTGAGGGCCTGATGGTTGCTGAAGCCCAGCTCACGCATCCGCAGTTGAAAGCCCTGCTCCGCCTCGCGCAGCTTCGCCAACTGCTCCGACGACGCACCCGCAACTGCCTCGGTGACGTGCGCGACCGTCTCGCTCGGCGCCTCCAACGCTTCCGCGGCGGTGCGCAGCGCCTGCACCGCCAGCCCGCCCGGCCCGGCCGCGGCAGCCGCGATCCACGGAGCGACCTTTCCCAGCAGCTTCTGCAGCTCGTTCATCAAATCACCTCTTTCAGCGCCACCAGCAGGAGCGCGAGCAGCCATCCGGGAACAGCAGTAGCCAGCGTGTCGGCCAGCTCAACACCGTGCATCCCCGGTTGGATCTTGTTGTCTTGGTAGTCGGCGACTTCCTTGGTGAAGCCAGCCACGGTCGATGCGATTAGCGCGCCAGAGGCGGCGCCGACCAGATCAGGCACCAGCCCGGCGAGCACCGGGACCACGGTCGCCAGCGCGATGCCCGTCAGACCGGCCACGAGGCCCGCCAGCGCGTGTTTCATCTTGTCCGGTTGCAAGATCATGGTTAGACCTCCTGAATACCCAGCATCGCCCCGGCCGGGCCGATGGTAATGACGCGATTGACGGGCGCCGTGGGGATGCGCGTGGACGTGTGCACCCACGCGGCCCGGCCAGGCTTCTCGTAGATGAGCTGCCCGATGCCCAAGCCACGCACCCGCGGTGCCAACGCCTTCGCGATCTCGTAGGGCGTGCCGAAGGTGGGCGCCGACCAGTCGGCCGCCATGGCCTTGATGTGGTCGCTGGTGGCGCTGCTACCCACCGCACGATTCAGCTCGAAGCCGCGATAGCCGCTGCTCAGCAGAAGGGGCACATCGCGCCCACGCATAGCGGACAGCTCGGCGCGGATTCGCTCCAGCATCTGCGCGGTGCGCTTGGCCTCCTCCAGCAGTACGGCCGGCAGAACGTTCTGAATGCCGCGCTCTGCGGCGGTTGAGCTGGCCGTGAACTCGGCCAGCGTGAAGTGCTCGGACAGCTTCATCGTCCGTTCCTTTCGTTGTGGGGGCAGTCGCCGCGGCAGCCGCCCGTGACCACCTCCCGATTGATGGCCCGCATTCGCAGCTCGTGCTCCATCTCCTCGCGACGATCCTGTCGGCGACGGAAGTAGAGGTTGATAAGCAGGCCAACGATGGCCACCAGCGCGCCAGCCAGGGCAGCCGCTTCGCTGGAGAACATCACGCCCAGCCCAGAACTCGCCGCGCCGCCGTAGGTGGCCTTACTAGCCGACGCAGCCAGGGCCGCGTCCGCCGCTTGCGTTTTCACGCTCATGGAATCTCTCCAATGGGACAAAAGAAAGCCCGCCGCGGCTGGCTGCCGGGCGGGCGAAATGTAGAGAGAGGGGAGAGATTCGCGGGGATCAGGTCTGGGGCGCGACGGCAGGCTCGGCACACGCCGCCTGCTGCTCAGCCTGCAGTCGCAGCAGCTGTTCGTTGGCCTGCTGCTGGACCTCATGGATGAGGCCGGCCACGTCGGCATACGGCAGCCGTGACGCACCTGCCAGCAGACCGTTCACACCGCTCAGGGGGAGGGTCAAAGTGATGAGGGGATCTTTGGTTTGATTCATTGCTTCTCGTCTAGTGAATCACAGTCCATCGGCCACCGCGATGGCGGCGGCTGCACGTTCATCGCGGCCCAGAGCCCCGGCCATGTAGAGCGAATAGAGGGCCTGTCGCAGCTGTTGGTGGGTCATGATCTCGCCAGTGCGATCACCGCTTTCGGGGTCTCGAAGTTCGATCACGCCAGCCGGATCAAACCGGATCGACACCGGCTCGAAGTCGAACACTTGGTTAGCCGACAGCACCCTGCCGTTGGCGCTCACAACGTCTTGCTCTGTGAACTCGATCCGCGCGACGCCGGCACCGGGCAGCGGGTTGTGGATGACGCCACTGAAAGCGCGCCGCCAAGACACGGCGCTGGTTTCACTCTCTCGATAGTTGGGCATAGCCTCTCCTCATTTGTCCTAAGCCTCGCGGAAGGCCGAAAAATCAACAGTGCCGGAGCACACGATCACGCTGCCCGCGGCATCACTGCTGATATCGAAGCGGATCGTTCCTGTCCGGCTTGCAGTTGCGCCGGTCGTGGTGGTCGAATATCCCCACCACTTGGAATTGCTAAGCGGCAGCCACGCATTGACGCCGGAGCCACTGTTGGGCGATTGGCCACTCACCACGGTCGCACGCACCCAATGTTCCGCGCCGATGCCGCTGACTGGCGCGTCATACCAGACGGTGCTTGGACCGCTGTCTGAGCCAGAGAACGTCACGGCTCCGTCACTGTCGACGGAGCAGCTGCATGCCGAGGATCCGGTCATGCCGATAAAGTAGTCCGCCGCCCTGCCGGCAAAGTTGACTGGCTGGCTGGCCGCCGACTGGCGCCACGCGGTGCCGTCATGGAAATACACAGCCCGAGCTTTGCGCCAAGCGCTTCCATCGTTTACCCATAGGGCACGAGCGCGGCGCCAGGCGGCGCCGTCATTGAAATGAAGCGCGCGAGCCATCAGTACATCACCCAGATGTCGCCCTGCGCGCCACCCGACGGCGTCCCCGTTGAGACTGTGATGCGTCCCAACCCGTTGCCTGCGCGGTTCACGTCATTGCCAAAGATGCGCCCGCTCACGCCAAGGGTGCCATCGTTAAACAGGCCCATTCGTTGGCCGCTGTTCTTGTACCAAAAGAAGCGGTCGGCATAGCGCCCCATGGTCCACCCGTTGTCCCGCTGCTCGGTGGAGGCCCTGAAGTGGAGGGAAATCTCCTGGTCATTGCCGGCCGTGCCGAACAGCTGCAGCATGCCGTACGAACTGGCCGAAGAGGACAGAGCCGTCACGCCGTCCTGCTGAACGTCCAACGTGGCCCCGGCCGAACGCATGCGCAAGCCGTAATAGCCGGCCAAGTGCACGGCGTTGCCGCTGTTCCCGAACAGATTGGCGACGTAGCCGAGCCCGTACCAAGGCGCACTCCATGCCACGCCATCATCCGGGTTGATGTTGCCCACCGTGAAGCGGTTCGCGACAACCGGCTTTCCATTCGAAACGTCTAAGCGCCCCGAGATGTTCACATTTCCGGCCGTGTCGATGCCGACGACCTGCTGGCTCGCGCCATTGCCGATGAGGATCCCGCTTCCGGAATACCAATTCAGGTGCAGCCCACGGCCGGAGCCCGCGTCCAGATGCAGGTTCCCGTTCGTCACCGTCACCGTTGCCAGCTTGTCGGTACGTGTCAGCCCGTTGACGCCGTCGCCCCCGACCGCGAGCACCCCTCCCCAGCTGCCGTTCGGCGCGAACATCACGCGGCCGTTGCCACCCACCGAATACTCCGCGCCGAAGATGCGTGGATTTCCGCCATTCCGATCCACCACCTTTATCCAACCGTCGGCGTTGGCGTTCAGCGAATGCAGGTCGCCGCGAAGGAATGTTGCTCCGTTCACCTCCAGCGAGCCGGGGAGAATGGGGTTGGTCAAGGGCGCGTAGTTCGCCGGATTGAAGTTGCCGCCGTGCCAGACTGCTTTGCCGCCAGCCGCATAGACCGCGCCGGCTGCATACAGGTCCCCGTTCTGGCGGAACACAAATTTCGAGCCCGTGCCAGTCGGTGTCCCGAAGTGCATGCCGATGCTGTCATCTGCGCCCCAGCCAGAAGTCCCTTGGAAGTAGCTGAGGCCATAGCCATCGGCGTTCCCAAATCGCCAGATCGGATTGCGCTGGTTGAGCGCATAGGCCGCGCTGACAAAGCCGGACGCGCCAGCTGCCTGCACCGCCCCGCTGGCGGCGATGGTCCCATTTACGCTCAGCGCACCGCTTAGAGTGCCTCCGGCGATGGGAAGGTAGTTCGTTGGGTTGAAGTTCCCCGCATGCCACACGGCGTTTCCGCCGACGGCAAGGATGATTGGTGCCCAGTTCACCGCATCGGCAGCCGGATCGGCTGCAGAGCTGCCCGCCGTCTTGCGCCGGTACAGCATGCGATTGGATGAGGAATAGACAACTGCGTCGGCCGCGTAGACCGTAGCCGCGACCCACGGTGCCGCGCCGGCATATCCTGCGGCGAGTTCAGCGCTGGTCTGCGCTGCCGTGCGATCTGCTCGGGTCGCCACACGGTCTGCCGCGGTCGCCACGGCATCCGCGTCAGCCCGAGCAACACTGGCGTCGACTTGATCAAAGGCTGTGTTCAGCTCCCTGACCATCACGGTCAGTGACGCCACGTGCTTGTCAGCAGCAAGCACGAACGCTTCAGGCGACTGCTGACGGCTCGGAGCTGGCGGAAGGTCGGTAATGTCGTATATCGGCATCAGATGAGTCCCTCGATTTCCAGGGAGCAGTCGGACCATTTCGGCCCGGAGATCACGATGTCCACGTCCTTGTAATAGCCGTAGACGATGGAAGCGTCATAGATCGCCGTGGCCACCCAGACGAGAGGGACAGCGCGGTACTGCGCTAGTAGACGGAAGACGCGATCAACGTCACCGGCACGGATGCGAATCGGAGCGCGCACCTTCTTGCTGTACGGCCGCTGCACCACGCGCCACTCGCCGAAGCTGTCGCGCTCCTTCACGCTGTAGTCCGTAATCCCCAAGCTGAGGCCGAACTTCGTATCCCCCAGCTCGTGCTGCTGACCAAGGGCGACGACGCCCACGCTGGCGTCGCCCTCGCTGTTCATGATCTCGATCTGCACCTGCGCATCGTTGTATGGTGGCAGGTCGAAAAGCACCAGATCGCGGCGCCGCAGGATCGGCTCGAAGTAGTAGGCGTACCAGTCGCTGATCCCGCTGGTGCTGACCAGATCGACGGTCCGGTCGTAGACCAGTCCATCCACCTTGTCGGTCACGCGAACGCGGACCTTGGTAGCCTCCATGTCCATCACGGCGACTGCATTCACACGCCCTTCGCCCTGAATCGTGATGTCGATCAGCGCGGGCATCGAGGTCGTGGTGCCCACCCCAGCGTCGAAAGCAGCCCAGCGGTTCGTTGCGCCAACGTCCACCCAGGCGGTAGGGTTCCCGACCGGTGGCTTGCCGGTGTTGCCATCAATGAGGCTCTCGTATCGCCGATGGGTTGCGGCCACCACCACCCGGTCGCCCTTTTTGTAGGTGGTGGCCGCCGCCCAGGCGGGATGATCGGTCTCGGGTACGTTACTGCGCAGCAGCGTCGCATCCGTGACCTTCATAGGTCGGATCACTTTCATGGCTTGAAGAAGAAGCCCGGCCGAAGCCGGGCAGTTGTGGGTCAGGACACCGCTTCCCGCGTGACCAGCGCATCCCCTGCGGGAGATACGCGCTCAAGCACCTTGGCCGTGCGCTGGCTGCTGGAGGCAATTGCGAACTGCGAAGCTTCCTGCTCAGCCCGGAACTGCTCCACTTCAGCCCGCAGCTTGCGAACCTCCTGCAGCAGCTCGTCGTTCGATGACGCCGCGGCCGAGGCCCCGCCTGCAATCAAGGACGCGTCATAGGCTGCAGCGCCGCCAGCCATGACAGCGGCTGACACCGCGCCCTGCTGAGCCTGCCGGGCGCGAACCTCCGCAAGAGTCGCTTCCAGGCTCGCCATCGTGGCCGCCTGCAGTCGTCGCAGCTCGGTCGAGCTGCTCGCACTAGCCTCCGCAGCCTCCAGCAGCGAACCGCTGAGCTGAGGCAGTCGGGCCGCCGCCTCCTGATCGCCGGCACGAGCTGCGGCGGTGTCAATCGCAAACTGAGCCTGCAGGGTGGTCAAGCTTGAGGCCGGGCTGTCGGAGAGCAAGCCGCGGATGCGATTGATCTCGTCTTCGATCCCGTCGCCTAAGCGCTCCCACGCCTCGCTCGCTCGCGTAGCCGCCTCAGCCGCGGCCTCGGCCGCCGCCTTTTCGTCCTGAATGGCCCAGATGCGCTCCTGCAAGGGCCGCAAGCTGGCATCCATCTTGGCTAGTTCAGCCGCTCGAATCTCGGCAGTGGTCCCGGTCAGTTGCAGCAGTTGAGATTCCAACCCTTCGCGTTGGCTGGCCAGCTGCTGCTGCGCCTGCGCCGCGGCTTGGGCTGCGGCCTGCTCATCCTGCAGCGCATAGATGCGCTCCTGCAGAGGCCGCAGGCTTGCATCGAGCTTCTCCAGTTCACGACGGCGCAACTCCGTCGTATTGCCCTGTAGCTGCAGCAGCTGCCCCCCCAGGCTCTCGCGCTGACTGGCGAGCTGCTGCTGCGCCTGAGCCGCAGCTTGCGCAGCGGCCTGCTCGTCCTGCAGCGCCCAGATGCGCTCCTGCAGGGGGCGCAGACTTGCATCCATGCCAGCAAGCTCCCGACGACGAAGCTCTGCAGTGTTGCCCTGCAATTGCAGCAGCTCGTTCTCCAGCTGGAGGCGATCCGCTGCGAGCTGGCTTGAGGACTCGGCCGCACCCGCAAGCGCCTCTTGCAGCTCCGCGAAGCTACCGGAGAGCGTGATGACACGACCAAACAACTCTTGCCCCGCCGCGGTGCTGGTGTCGATCCCTTTCACGAGCTGTCGGAAGCCGTCGATGGAGGACGGCATGGAAAGCCCGAGCGCAGAGAACTTCTCAGACAGCCGCCGCGACATCTCCGAAGTGCGCTCACCCTCGGTCAGGAACTTGTCGAAGTAGGTCTGCAGGCCATCGCTGAGCGCATCCACGCCGCCGGCGCCGCGGATCATCTCAACGCCAAGCGCGCGCACATCGACACCAATGGCCCGTAGCCCATCGCGCATACCGGCGAGGCTGCCCCACAGCGTCGCTAGTTCATCCGCGGTGCCGCTGAACGCCTCCACGATGTCACCGACACCGCTCGTCAGTCCGTAGCGCGCGTGCTCCCAGGCCAACAGGCTCTCACGGATCACCTCGGTGCCCACGTCACCCTGCTTGTTCGCGATGTTTGTGTACGCGACCGCCGACACGCCCAAGCGATCGAGGACGGACTTCGCCGACTCAACACCGGAAGCCACTCGGACAACGGTCTCAAAGTAGCCCTCCCCGACCTTCTGAAAGTCGCGAAGCCCCGGCAATGCAGCACCAGCGATGTTGTCGGCCGCGGCGCCGAACACTGCAGTGAGCTTCTCTTGGATCTGCTCACCGGTCAGGCCCTTGAGATCGATCTTGCCGATGCTCACGACGAACGACGAAAGGCGCTTGCGCACTTCGTCAAGGTTTGCCCCCAACGGCTGTGCGGCCAGCTCGATGCCGTTGTAGAACTGCTGGAACATCAGACCGAACTGCTGCTGCAGGAGCGGATCTGCACTGGAGAACTTCGTGCTCGATTTGCTGCTGTACGTGTAGCCAAACGCCTTCTTCTTCTTAGTGACGTCGATGTAGTTCTGCAGGCTTGCCCCATCGTTCACGATGCTGCCAAGGGTCTGGTTGCCCATGGACAGGCCTGTCGCGTTGATGCTTGTCTTCGATCCGAAAAGCGAATTGACCACCTTGCCGACGACGGGTAGCTTGCTGGCAAGACTCACTGCCACACCGATGGCGCCGCCGAGGACTCCTGCGAGAGCAGGATTGGAAATAACCCCCGGCAACTTCGTCCCCTCCTGAACACCGAAGTTCGCGCCGGTCGTGAGGTTGCCGTCCCTTACGATCAGACCGGACAGGCCACTGATACCGCTGGCAATCGTATTCAGCGCAGAAAGCATGCCCTGGCTGTAGCGCAGCGATACGTCGCTGTTCTTGGCCAGGTGCTCAATTGCGTTCGTGATGCTCGCGCTCTTGGCGGAGCTGTCACCCAGGACCGTTCCCGTTCCCGTGTTGCCCGGGTCCGCCTTCGATCCTCCCCCGATGCCACCGACGATAAACCCGAGCGCAGCCATGATGGCTGCCATGGCGGCCATGCGCGGGATCGCCGAGTAAGGGTCGCCCATCGCCTGATTGGCGACACCCGCGACCGCCGCGGACTGGCCAGCCACGGTGTTCGCCGCGACCTGCTGCGCCGCCGACGCAATGCTCGACTGCGCGGCAAGCTGATCGCCCGTGACCTTGGCTGTGGTCACGGTCGTGACCTCCAGCAGTCGCTGTGCCATCGCCTTCACAGACATCGCCAGCTCGAAGGCCCGGAAAACTTGCTCCGCCTTCTGCAGTGCTGAATATCCCTTCGTGCCTTCCTTGAAGAACCCCTTTGCAGCACCAGCGATGTTCCCGTAGGCATTTAACTGCTGAGTGGTGCCCTTGTCCGTGATCTGCTGCTGAACCTTCGCGAATTTGGCCCAGTCGCTCCCGTTGGCCTTCAGGTTGTCCCGCATCGCCTGCGCCTGCGCCTGCTGCACGTCCACGAGCCCGCGTACTCCTGCGACGAACTGCCCCAGACTCTGACTCGCCTTGTCGAAGCCCGCAGCCAAGTCCGTGCCGATGTCCTTGCCGAGGTACTGCTTCAGCGATTCGGCGGCCTCCTTCCCCTGCTCACGCAGCTCCTTTGCGCCTGCAAGCTTGGCCAGCTTCTGGCGAGCCGCGATCTCCGCGTTGATTGCATCGAGCCGCTCCTGCTCACCGTTGTTGCGCGCGACGGTCGCCGCCTCCTGCAATCGCGCGATCTGCACTTGCTCGACAGCCTCGGCCAGCGTGATGTTGGCGCGGGCCGAAAGCGCCAGCCCGGCCTCCTCCAACTGCAGGGCCGCGAGGCGCTCCGCCGCTTGCTTTGCGTCCTGCTCAGCCGCCTTAACCGTCGCGAGGTAGGTTTTCTCGATCTCCTCGCGAGCCGCCTGCGCAGACTTCTGCTCGGCCTCCATGCTCGCCTTGATGGCAGGCTGCTGCTCCAGCAGGAGGCGCTGCGCCTGCTCAAGCTGAACGACGCTGATGCGGTTGGCTCGATACGCCGCGCTCAAGCTGTCCCACTTCTCGGCAAAGTCTGCTGCGAGACCACCACCCTGAGCGGTCAAGTCGCCGTAGAGCTTGGTCCCGGCTTTCACCATGTCCGCGGCAGCCTTGTTCACCGGCTCTGCGAACTTCTTGCGGATGGCCGCCTCTACCTCCGGGGGGACCACGCCATTGAAGTCGGCACGCGCCTTCTTCAGCTCCTGCTGCAGCTGCACGGCCTTGTCGCCCAACTGGGCAAGCCACTTCGTCCGCTTGTCGCCGTTCTCGCGCTCCTCGGCGATAGCCTTCTGGCGCTCCTTCTCTTCGGCCAGCGCCTTCATCCGCCCGAGGTGGAAGTTGAGAGCGTACTTCTCGTTCTCCAGATCGAGCGTCGAAGCATTCCAGCCGCGGCGCTGTGCCAGCTCGCCCTCTAGCTCAACCAGCCGCGCCCGAGCTGAAACGATGGATTGCACGTCCTCATCCGACCCTCCAGCGAGCAGCTTCTGACCGCTGCCGACTAGCATGTTCCGCTTCTGCAGCAGCTCCACCTCGCGCTCAAGGCGCTTCACCGATTCATCCAGCTTGTCGCCCAGCGACGCGGCCACCTCTGCGGCCTGCTTGCTGGAGTTGCCCCAGAAGGCCCAAGCAGCGGCACCAGCGCTCAGCAGCGTGAGGATGATGCCCAGCGGGCCGCCGAGCAGACCGACCGCGCCCGTTGCCAGCGATGCCGCCATGCCACCCGCCGTCGTTGCGGCGTTCAGGCCGGCCTGCGCCGCAGCGCGAGCGGTCTGGGCTTGCATCAGCCGCACCTCGGCGGCAGCCAGCGCGGTCGCGCTGCCGACGCCCAGGTTCATGGCCTGGGCCGCGCCCACCTGAGCCATTGCTTGCGCCACGGCCGCCTCGGTCTGAAGCACCGTCGCCCGCGCCAGCTCGATGGTCACCGCGCGATCCGCGATCTTCGCGATGATCGAACTGCCCAGTGACTGCAGCAGCTTGCCAGCCATCACACCGGCAACCGCTGCGCCGGCCACCGCCAGAACGTCCAGATGCGTACCGAGTCCCTTGATGGCTTCGGCGACGAGTTGGCTAGCTCCCGTCATCTTGTCGAAGTCACCCACGAGCCGCAGCGCATCGTTCCGCAGGAGCGTCGTGGCCTGTCCAATGGTGAGGGGCAGCTTGGAAGTTGACTGCGTTAGCTCCTCGCTTGCCTGCACGACGGCGGAGAAGAACTCCTTGCTCGACACTTTGCCTTCGCTGACCAGCTCCTTGAGCTTGGACACGCTGCCGCCCGCGCCATCGATATGCTGCGCTGCAGCCGCCAGCAATGGCCGAGCACCGTCCAGGATGCTGTTGAACTCCTCCGCTTGCAGGTTCGCGCCCCCGATGGCTTGGCCAAGCTGCAGGATGGCGCCAGCAGACTCTTGCGCGCTGGTGCCATTCAGGACGAGCGACGCAGCCACCGCCTCGGTGAACTTCGCGACATCCTTCTGGCTCGCGCCAAGATCAGACGCAACACTTGCCGTCTTCGTATACAGACCGCCGATCTCGGTCAAGCCCGCGCGCTGGCGTTCCGCAATCTGCGCGATGTCCTCCTGGGCCTCCGCATATTCGCGCGAGCTGTTCGTGACCAGCTTCAACCGGCCTTCCATGCCAGCCAGCTCGTCAGCCATCCCAGACAGCACCGAGGTGACCTGCCCCAGCCCGACGCCGCCCAGGACGGCCCCCGTCACCGTGCCCACCTTACCGACTGCAGAGGCGAGGCGGTCAGTCGCCTCGATGGCTCGCGCTGCCTCGCCCACGTGCGTCGTTCCAAACCGCGTGCTGGCAAGGCGCATTGCATCCAGCTCCCGCGACACGCTGGCCGAGTGCGAGCCAAACATGCGCTCCACACCGGTCAGCTGCGACTGCAGGCCCGAAGGGTCCACCGCCAATCGGTACTTGATCTCGGACACCCGTTGTCCTCCTAGGTTTGCGCGGCTTCCCGCTTTTGCCGCCAGCCCTGAATCCACCCGCGCTCAAGGCACTGGATCTCGGCGAATCGCTCTCGGCGCTCCCGCGCCTTGAGACCTCGCAGCCGAAGAAGCGACTCGACGCTTGGATACGAGAGACCGACCGGCCCAGCCATTCCGACGACCCACTGGGTCTGCAAGGCCAGGAACAGCTCGAAGGCATCCAAGCACTCCGGCCATAGGTGCCACTCGCGCTCCCTCGCCGCGGCGTCGCCGTCCTCAAGCACCAGACCGAGAGCGGCGAGCGCATCTGCTACCGCCCCTTTCTGCTGCTCGACCTCACCGCCCAACTGCAGCTCACCGCGAGCCAGCAGCCGGCCGGTCTCGGTTAGTTTTTTTCCTTGGCCCCGAATTCCTTCAGGTAGGACTGGTAGGCGGCAAACGCCGCACCGGGGAAGTTGAAGAGCGCAGCCAGGGCATCAGCGCAGAAGTCGGCCGGCTTGCCAGTGCTCTCCTCCAGCACCAGCGTCTGGCCGGTCCAACCCTTGGTCACGTCCGTCATGAAGTCCTTGACGGTCTGGCTGTCGTCCTTCACGCGCTCGGAGACCTCGGCCTGGTTCAGCCGCTCGCATTGGAGCGAGAACTTGAACGTGGCGGCCTTGTCGCCGTCATTGACGACGAGGCGAACCGGCACGTTGACGACGGGGGCGACGGCGAACTTGTAAGACATAGATGCTCCTGGAAATCTGAAACGACAGCGGCCCCGGACAGATCGCCGGGGCCGCACAGCTGGGCGCCCTTGCGCCCGATGGATGTGGATGAGGCCGCCTTGTGGCGGCGGGGGTTACAGCAGGATCAGACGCAGCTCGTCGTTGCCGTTCTTCGGCACGAAGCGCAGGTCATAGCTGGCCATCGCGCGGCCGTTGTAGTCCTCGTAGCTCGGGCTCAGGCGCTGCACCGAAGGGCCGAACAGCAGAACGATGTTGCCGGCCTGCGTGCCGAACTGATAGGACAGAGCACTGACCACGTTGGCCTTCACGTCCGCCATGGCCGCGACGTACTGCGCGGGCGTCAGGTCCAGCGAGACCTTGCCGCTGACTGCGCGGCCCGTCAGGTCGATGCCTTCACCGCTGGTCAGCGGGACGAACTGCACTTCGTTGCCCAGGCTCAGGGACAGGCCCTTGCCCGGGTAAGGCTGGCCACCAGTCACAGCGCCTGCCGCCAGCGTGCCGCCCAGCGTCACATCGCCGCTGTTCGCATCGTTGATGACAACGGGGGTCTTGAACGCGGTGAGCGTCGTGGCGGGCGTGGCCGCCACCGTGTCGCCGCCGTCGATGCCCTGGAACGTGAACTTCAGCTTGGGGATCTCGCCGATGCCCGCGCTGATCTCGCAGTTGCCGCGGGCACCGAGCAGCTTGTGCAGCACGCCATCCATGAAGTAGTAGATGGTCACGCTCGGCACGTTGTCCGTGATGGGCGTGTACTCGATACGAGCAGGCGTCGCCGCGGTGGTCTCCGCGAAGCCGCAGGCACACAGCAGCGCACCCCAGGGGGGCGCGGTGCCCGCGGTGCCGCTGCCGGCCAGCTCGATGTCAAAGGAGACCTCCTTGTAGGCGGTGCCCACGAGCTGCTCGCTGCCGCCGAAGTAGGCCCGCACGTTGTCGCGGTCCACGTTCGTCGCGTTGAGCGGGTTGATGCTCTGGTTGGAGACCAGCAGCGCATTGGCCGCGCCGGTCGGGGCGGCATCGACGCCCACGGTGGCCTCCTTCGCCGCCAGGATGGCGGACTTTCGCGTATAGCGGGGCATTCTGTTGCTCCTTCGTTGGGTCAGCGCGCGCGCTTCTTCGCCGCGGTGTCCGCGACCTCCGCGCCGTCGGTGGCGGCACCTTGCTCCGGCCAGTACAGGCCGGCCGCCTCGGCCGTCGCGCTATCGGACGGCCGCAGGCCGCCGTCGTCATCACGGATCCACTGGCCGCCGACGGGCGGCAGCGGCTCGGGGTTGCCCTCGGTGGGCTCGATACGAGTCTTGGTGTTCATCGTCGTTTGATTGGTGGTTTGGTCAGGTGGCGGAGAGCAGCGAGCCAGGTTGTGTCCGGTGAACCACGGTGAAGGCGAGCCGCACGGTCGCGATGGAGGTGTCCGCTTCAGCGATGTCCCACTCGACGCGCGGCGCGCCCATGGGCTCCACGACTGCCGGGCAGAACTCGCCCAGCCGCATGAGCCGGGCGTAGGTATCGCAGAGCAGCACGTCCAGCGCTTCCTCCGGCTCCTGACCGGCCTGAGCGCGAGCCTGCAGCTCCACAACAACCGTGGTGCGCCAGTCCCGCGGACCACTCGTGTGCTCGTCATCGCCCTGAGCGACTGCCGGCAGCACGAGCGCGGCGAAGGCTTGGCCGGGCTGGAGAGGTCGCGGCTGCCCGCGGCGCACGTTCCCGTGCGCTACGGCTGGCTCAGCCTGAAGCGCTCGCTTCGCGGCCAGCGTCACGTCGCTGAAGCCGGACGCGCTCATGCAGCCTCGCTTAGCTTCAGCACCGTCAGGCCAGTGCCGTCCGGCTCGTGCTCGCGCACCACGAAGCGCCGCAGAACGCCGCGATACAGGAGCTGCAGCGGGGCATCTGTGACATTCGCCGGGACTGCTGAGCTGGGCATGCTGTATTGAGGGCGGCTCGCCGCGATACCGAAGCCGCCGAGCGGATCGACCACCATCGGTTCGTCGAAGATGCCGAGTACCGCGATACCGGCCAGTTCGGCAGGTACCCCCTCCAACTCCATGAGCCCCAGCAGATCCGCCTCGGTCTCGCCGGCCGCCATGACTTAGGCCGGCTTCGCGGCGCTCACGCCAGCGGCCTTCAGGGTCTCGGCGACAGCGGCAGCGATCAGGCCAGCCATGCGGGCATCGCCAGCAGCCGCAGCATCCGCGGAACGGGACGCGTCACGCTCGGCCTGCGCCTTGGCGTCCTTCGCGCGCTGCTTGTAGTGCGCCACCAGCTCGTCGGTCGCCACGCGGGCACGGCCGGCAGCAGCCAGCTCCATGGCGAGATCGGGCGGCACTTGCTTGAGGTGAGTGCCGGCGTCGTAGTGCTCACCGTCGATGCGCGTCGGCTCCACGACGATCAGGTCGACGGGCTTGGCAGTGTTGTTGAACATGCGAGTTGCTCCAGAACAAATGGCCCGCGCAGTCGCAGCTGGGCGGGCGTGGGTGAATGGGTAATGGGTGAGCCTTGCTCACCCGGTGAAAGCGCCCCAGCGGGGCGATACGGGCCGGCGCGCGCCATCCGCGGCGCCGCCCCCATCAGCCTGCCAGCGCGTCGTCCATGACGGAGAAGTCGGCGGAGCGGCGGACGCCGGTGTCCACGAAGGCGTTCAGGATCAGGCGATTCAGGCCGTTGGGGGCCTGGCTCGTCTCATCCAGCAGCAGCTCGACCGCACCGAACGTCGCCAGGACCAGCATTTCCCAGTTGCTGCCGAAGATCAGCGAGCTGCAGACATTGGCGCTCGTGCCCTTCGTCAGGTTGCTCGGCACGAGGTTGGTGACCTCCGCGCGGTAGCCGTTCAGCGGCTTGTCACCGTTCTCCCAGATGAACGGCAGGTTGGCCGCCTTCTGGGTGGTCTTGAACGTGCCGCGCGTGCGCGTGTTCAGCAGGTAACCGCTGCGCGCATCCGGCTCCGCGTTGACGTTGGCGCAGGCGGTCTCCAGACCCACGGCATGGCCCCAGCCCGGGACGGCGCCGTTCACACCGCCGACCACCGAGCCGACGCCGCTCGTGTACCGCAGGCCCTTCGGCGTTCCGCCGGTTCCCTGGCCGTTGATGGCCGCGGTCTCGAACTGCAGCTGGTACTCGGAGAACACGTCCTGCCGCAGCAACGGTTCGACGGCGATGGCCGACTGGATCACCGCCTGCTTGCTGAACTCGATCACACCACCGATGCGCTTCGGCGCCAGCGAAACCTTGCCGGTGTTGACCTGCGTGGTCGCAGCGCCAGCCACCTCGGTCAGCCATCCCAGCGAAGTTCCGGAGGCCTTCCGGGGCAGGTCGATATTGCCCGTCAAGCCGAACAGCATCGTGGCCCCCAGGCGCCCCATCGCGAGCTTGGCGCGCAACGTGTCGGCGAACATATCGCCGCGCATGCTGGTCGGCACGAGATTGCCGGCCTCGGCCGCCGTGCCGGCATTGAACGAGCGCGCCAGGACATCCATCGGCAGCAGCAGGCCGCGCGACGAACCGCCGAACTTGGCCGCCGCGGCCTCGCTTGCCGCCCGCTCCAAGCCGGCGCCCTTCCAATCGCCGGTCAGCATCGCACCCAGGGCGCGCGCGATGCTGTAGGAACCCACATCCTTGTCGCTCATGCCGATGTGAGCGTTGCGCGTGTCGCTGTGCTTGGTCTTCATCCGCTCGATCACGAGATCCTGCAGCTTCTGCGGGGTGTGGCCTTCGCGGGTCGCCGTTTGCACGTCGGCGATGCTGATGTAGTCGCGGTGCTGCTCACCCAGAGCGATCAGCGCATCGCGGCGCGCGATGTCGGCGGCGCCATCGTTGATCGGCGCGCCGTTGTTCTCGTTGTTTTCCATGGTTCGGTTGTCCTTCGGAATTGCGGGGATGGTGGCCACAGGGGCCGGTTGTTGTTGAGGGAGAGCAGCGAGGATCTCGGCCGAGCGGCCGACACCCACAGACGTATCTGCGGGGATCGTCACCATGGAAATCTCGAAGGGTTCCCAGTCGGTGATTCGATAGGTGCGAACGTCATCCTTTTCCGACTCGAGCACCATGGCGCGAACGGCATAGCCGACCGACACATGCGTGAGGACGCCGTTGAGCACCTGCTGCCAGCGCTTCTCCGCCTCCTCGGACGTATCGAAGCGAACGACGGCACGGCAGATTCGATCCGCGCCGATGGTCACGCTCTCGACCACGCCCAGCAGGTTGTCGCGGTCGTGGTTGAACAACAGCGGCGCGCGGTTCATCAAGCGAGCGAGCCTGATGCTGTCCGTCGTGCAGTCCAGTACCTCGAAACCGAACCAGCGTTCGACGGGGCTTTCGCTGGCCCAGGCCAGCTCCACCGTCCGCGCTTCCTCGTTGATGCTGTCCTTCACCACCGAGGCGAACGCACGCAGCGTCTGCCCACCGAGCAATCGGACGGCGAGCTGCTGCGGGCTCTCACCGCTCGGTGGCGATGCACCGCTAGGCGGTGCGGTTCGGAGTTTCATTCCTTGTTTTCCTTGTCTTCAGGGTCCGGCGTGTTCAACACCGCTTGAGCAGAGGCGACAGCTGGCACAGATGCCCCAAGAGTGATGCCGTGCGCGGCCATCACTTCGGCCTCTTGAGCCAGCTCGGCCACGTTGTCTTCAAAGTCGCCCCCTTTCGCGGCGACCACCTGGCTCCGAGTAATGAAGCCCTCTTGCACAGCGATCCGAGACGCGTTGACCTCCTTCAACGGATCCACCCATTCCCAGCCGCGGCCGCTGAAGACCATGCCCTTGCGGTACTTGGCGAACTTGGTCGCCGGCAGCGGTGCTCCACTCGGCAGCCGGATAGCGCCGGCAAGCAGGCTGAGCTGCAACCACTCCCGGAAGACCGGCGCCACCCACGAGCCCACGAACCAATGCGCAACGCCGCGCCAGCCATCACGCTCACCGAGCTCGGCGATCCGCGCAGAGCTGTAGTTCACTCCAGTCATGTCACCACTGAGGTTGTGATGCGCGACATCCACCCCGGCGGCGATGTCCTGCTTCACAGCATTGGTGAAGGGGCCGAAGGCATCGCTCGGATACTTCGGGTCGAATCCTTTGAAGGACATCCCCGGGGGCAAGACATCGATGGCGCCGGGCCGCAGCTCGGTGCTCAACTGGCCGTTGGAGTCCTTCTGCAGCCCCAACTCCTCAGGCCGAATCGGTCCGCCGTCAACGCCGTCCTGCTCGATGAAGCCCATCTGCGCGGCCCCGGCTCGGGCAGCGAAGATGGCACTCTCGGCGAAGGCGGCGAGCATGTGGGAGCCGAGCAGCACTGCATGCGCCCAAGGAGCACCGCGAACCTGCTCCGGCTCCAAGGCGATGAAGCCGTGAAGCACATCGGCTGCAGGCACTCGCTCGGCGGAGCGCGTTCCCCGCATGTCCAGAGGATTGGCTCGAAGGATGTGGAAGAACTGCGGCCGACCGGTCCCGTCACGCTCGACCCCCATCACAACCTCATTGCCGTCGCCGGACGCATCGACGTTCGCGTTCACGTCGATCCGATCAGTGGCGAGCACCTGAATCTGGTAGCGCCACGCGTTGTCCGCGCCGCGGATGTGCCTGCCGAGGTGCTCACCATCGCGAGCGACCATTTCGAGCTGCAACTGGCAGACCTCGACGAAGCTCATCTTCCCGGTGGTCTCGCAGTTGCCGGCCTCGCACCACTCGTTCCATGCGGCCTCGATCGCGTCATTCGCGAGCTTGTCCAGCTGCCAGCGCCATCCGCCCCCCTTCTCATGCACCCAATCGCCGCATCGCATCCGGAGACGGAAGCCCGTCGGGCCGACACCGCCCTTGCGGACAAGGTTCAGGAAACGCCGCCCCTGCCCCGTGTTTCGCGCCCATTGACGACTGCGCGCCTTCAGAACTGGCAACGCCGACCTCAGAAGGTGGTTGATGGAGGCATCCCAGGACGGCCACCCTGCAGACATCACCGTCGACTGGGCTGCAGCGAAGCTTCGCTGCGCCATACGGACGGGCTGCGACATCAGCAGTCCACCAGCTCGCCGCGCCTCCATCGCAGAGCGGAACTCGCGCAGGATCGCGCTGCCCGCATCTCGATTGCCGGTACCCATGTCAGCGGCCTCCAACGAAGTAGCGGAAGCCCTGCGGCTTGCCGTCCTCGCGATCAACCTCGCGCTGCCAGAACGCGATCACCTTGAGCACGTCCTGGCTGGAGCTGAACTCCTGTTCTCGCCCATTGACCTTGTAGCTGCGGCGCGTCGGAGTCCAGTCGGCAAGCGCTTGCTTGGCGTCAGCCAGAGCGCGGCGCGCCTGACTCCGAGAGTCGGAGCCGGGGTCAGCGGTGGCCGGGTCAGGTTCGATCAAGCACTGTCCGCGCTCGACCGTGTTCACGTTGGTCCCGTCCGTCGCACGACAGGTCCAGGCGTACTCACCCGGCGCCCAGTCCTTGGTCACCGCCGCGGACACGTTGACCGTATGCGCCGAGCCGCTGGCCACGCTCTCGATGGTCAATCGCGCGGCGGCCTTGTCGCGCGGAACCAGCGTGAACGTGAGCCGCCAGCCAGCCGAGACCGGGTATGCGGTGCAGCACTTGCTGAATGCGAGCGTGTCGCCCGCGATGATTCGCTCTTGCATGTCCTCTCCAGGGATCTAGATGCCTCTCGGCGACCAGCCGCGCACGAAGCTGGTCTGCGTGCCCGGCGGGGTTGCTTGCTGCGACGGCGCGGAGTACGAGCGCCGCGAGCTGAAGTCGATGACCTGCAGCGATTGCTCCGGGTCCTCCTCCGCCTCGCTAGGCGACCGTTCCTCAATGGCGGATTGCGCCTCCGGCCCATCCGAGTCGCCTACCGCGGCCGGTTGCAGCGTGGTTGCCACGGGTTGCACTGCGGGCGCAGTCGGTTGCACGACAGGCGCAGGCGCTTGCAGTTCCATTGCATCCGGGCGCCCCCGCTGCTCTATCGGCTGGTCAAAGAGATCCGGGTGACGCGGCGCATATAGCTGCTCACGTGCACGCCATACGGTCTCCGCGTGTTGACCGCTCATCGTGTAGAGATAGGCGGCGTATCCGTACACCTCGCAGTCCCAAGCCTCGTTTCGCACGCCGCTCGGACACTCCCACCACAGCACCCGGTTGCCCGTTTTTCCATCCTTGCGCCAAACACGCCGCTCTGCTCGCAACTGCTGGTAGTAGTCGGCGCCGAAGCCGAGGGGCATGTGGTAGTAGCCGGGCCCGCGCTCGCCAATGGCCAGGCGGCCGTCGATCAGGTTCTTGATGGCCTGCGTTCCGACCCAGCGCAGCTCAGCACCGCCCGGGACCGGCTTGCCGCGCCACGTGTACTCGTAGGTCTTCGGACGCCCGAGCTTCGGATGGTCGTAAGCCTTCGCCCCGCGGACTGCGAACCAGTGTTTGCCGCGGAGCTTCGCAGCGCGCGTGAACGCATACACGTCCTCCGCATGGTGGCCGCCAGCGTCGATTGCCGCCGCGTCCACTCGCATCACCTGCCCGCTCGCGTGCGTGATGGGGGCTTCGAGCAACTGGGCCAACTTCGCCCAGGTCTCCGGCTGCGCCGGGCTGCCGAAAATCTCACCGTGCCAGATGCCCCAGCTCTCCTCGCCCCGACCGTAGGCGCGAATCGCAACGGCAAGCCGGTTGTCCTGCGTGTCCACGCCAGCGACGGCCACCAGGCCGCCCTGCGGGCAAGTCATCAGCTCGTAGGCCTCCGCGCGGTTCTGCAAGTCCCCCGCCCCGACCTGATTTCGGACGGTCTCGCTGTAGGTCTCCCCCAGCATGTTGTTGGTGAAGGTCTTCAGCTTGTTCTCGTCGCCCTTCGCCGCGAGCCAGTCGATGACCAGTTGGGGCCACGGACGCCATCCGAGCGGCGCCCCCATCGCGTTCAACCCCAACCAGCTCGCCACGCCCGGTTCACC